TTACTCCTTCCCGGCTTTTTTATGTTCTGTATAATATCTATCGCTATTCTCTTTTACATGTTCCTTTTTTGCTTGTTCCGCACATTTTGTGGAACAATATTTAGTTCTTAATGATTCGAAGTTTTTTCCGCATGCCGGGCAGATCCGGTCAAATGGTGTGTTTGCCTGCTTCGAGTATCTTCTTTCGTTCCCCCTTCGATCCTGTTCTCTTTTTCTTTCCATTCGGCACTTTTCGCTACACACTTCCGTTCCGTTGTGGCTCATAAATTCAGATCCACAAACTGTACATATTCTTAATTTCGGCACTCTTTATCCCCCTCTTGTCTAATTATAGCCCTTAATCTTCCGAACTGTCTCATCTATAGTCATTTCTCGTCCATATATGTCTGTTACTTTTTTCATAGTATCCATCCCTATTTTTTCTTATATTCAATAATTTCTCCCGGCTGCTTCCCCAGAATTTCACACACCTTGTTCAAAGCTGTCATGCCTATCATTTCACCATTTCTCATATTTTTAAGCATAACCTGTCCCATAATCTTTTCTTTTCTGATTCTATAGGTTGTGTATCCAGCCTCCTCTAATGCTTTTACCAAATCGATCTTATACGCCAACATTTCTACATTTCTCCTTGTATTTGTTTTTCTTGTGTGTTATTATTTTTACAGTATTAACGACAACACATAGTGTATTTAGGCATTTACTATTAAACATCATCACGGAGGGATCGCTTAAGATCCCTCTTTTTTATAACCACGGTGTGTATCTCTCGATCGTGTCTGCATGTGTAATTACGGCTCCGCTTTTCTGGACGTCAAATGCCAAAATCATTCCGCCAACTATGCACCGATCCGGCATCTGTCCTCTTTTTAACGGGATAAATGTATTTTCCGCAACAACAAGCATTTCATATCCTCTATATTTCAGTCCTTTTAAAATATCATAGAAAAGTTTTGTTTGCAGTCCTTCTTCTGCATCTACCAGATACATTTTTGTCATTTGGTATGGTTTCTTTGTATTGTAGCTGCAGCTAACCGGAAACCCCTTCCCCTTAAGTTCCGGGTTACTCCGTGGCGTCAATTTTTTGCTTATGGATTTTTCAATCCAGTTTTGTATTCCCAATTTCCGGTACAGCACCGGATCGTCCAAAAGGAAAAATTTTACAACATCCATTTTTTCCTTTTCGATCTTCCGGATATTTTCTTTCACTGTTTCCATAAAGAACATGTGGTCTTCCGGCATCCTTGCTGCCGTAAAATATTCTTCTATATCCTTGTCCGTTAATTTTTCCACATTTCTGCAGAAAAAAGTTAAATAATTGTTGCTAAAAATCAGTTTGCTTTTCACTGGTTTCTGCATCGACACAAGGCCTGAATAATAATCCATCATTCTATATTTGCTGTTAAAGTCGATTCTTTTTTCATTTCTAATCTCTTTAACTATTTCCCCACCCTTGTTTACGAATACATAGACTGCATGAGCCGGCTTGTGCGCCTGCAGCGCCATGTATTCGAGGTTTTCTTCTCCAATATACTCAATTGCCTCTTTCATTTTTCCTCCTACAGTAATTCGATTGATGTGATCTTTACCAATGTATCAAGCGGATTCTCTTTCTGCTCTACCACTTCGAATACATAATTGATCCAGTCGTTGTCTGTAATCTTATAGCTGTATGATCCTTCCTCTGTAGGATCATCCCCATTCCCATCCCATACATCATTAAGTTCTACCACTTCTCCAACTTCTAACTCCGGAATGTATCCCATTTCCCAATCGCATTCTTTGTTCATTTCATATGCTTTCTTTACTGTTTCGTTCATCATAATTTTTTACCTTTTCCTTTCAGATTTGTTATCTCCTTGCTATGGTTATAATATGCACTAAAATAGTGCATATGTCAAGCACTATTTTAGTGCATATCCATACTTTTTAATAAAAAAGCAGGGGGCATATTATTGCCACCCTGCTTTTAATTACAGTTTCATGCGGAAATTATACTTGAAATCGACATAAGGAAGAAATAGGGAACTACTGGAAATAAAAAGAACCGGGAGAATACCATTGCGATACTCTCCCGGTCTGTCTCTTACAGCTTGTCCCAAAACTCTTTCCGCCACTTCTTATTGTCAACCCAGTATGCCGGGCAAGGCTTTCCAGTCACGTCAAAGTGCCGGATAACGTGCGCCTTGTCGATATTGTACGTTTTCATCAATTTGTGAGTGAGCGCAAGCGCATTGTTGATCGTTTCCTGCGTAGGGTAAATCTTTCCATTTTTGACCGTATCGCACAGCTCAATGTTGATTGAGTTTCTATTGGTACAGATTTTGTAATACTTACCGCCGCCAGTCTTGGCACAGTTCGGGTACTTTTTACCGCCAACAGACCATGCGATATTGTGCAACGGCACTGACTTCGTATAGGAATCATCATCAACAAAATAATGAGCCGATGCCTTGACTACATTGTTGCGAAAGTAGTTTGCATTCGACTCATCATGATCCCCATCGTTTGCGGTAAAATGGATAACTATGTACTTGATAGAGGAAAGACTGCGCTTTCCCCCGTAGTTCTTAGAATTCGCAAATAAAGTTTTTGCGATTGCTTTAATCACTTTCTTAACTGCCATATACTACTCCTCCTCCACTTCCGGAATGCCGGCTACGCATGTGAAAAAAATAATCACGGTAGCAAGTGCTGCTGAACTGAATGTAATCTGCCAATTAACCGAACCAAGTGTAGCTGCGGTTGTTGGAAGTAACGACACAACGGTTGCAGCAAATGTTCTCACGCATCTGATCGCGGTTTTCTTGAACCACTTTTGAGTATCAACGCTTGGCTTAAAAACACAATTCTTCATCATAATAAATACCTCATTCTTTCTTATTTTATATATTGAGCAATCATCATTATCAAACCGGTTGCAAATGCCCCGGATATTGTGCTGATGATCGCGGTTACTGCGGTTGTCTTATATTTTTTTACATCCTCTGCCGGTGCACGCTCCATATCGTCTACCCTTGCGTCTATGTGATCTACCTTTTCATCAAGCGAACACACATTCTCATTTGTATGTTTAATTTCTTCCACAAGTTGAACCATAGTTCCACTCATGGTATGGATTTCATCCGTGACCTTTTCCAGCTTATCCAATCTGTGAGTATTCGACTTTGATCGCGCTTCTGTCTCTGTGAGACGATGTTCAAACTCTCTTTCCGTTGCATCCATAACCTACCCTCTTTCTGCCGAGTGACATGAAAAAAAGAGCGCGTGTTGCGCTCCGTCCATGCGTTACTCTGCCTTATTTTGTTTTTCTATTTCTGCCCTCACCTGTTCGCGCCAGCGTTCCGGTACATCATCAATCGCCATTTTTTTATCAACCGTAATCCGGCGGACATAGAATTTAATAAGGTTTACACATGCCATTATTCTTCACCTCCGATTATTCCGGCTAAATCCTCGATAGCTCCTGCGTTTGCTTCATGCCCGGCTTTAAGCTCATCAATTGCCTTTTCCATTTCCGTCTTTGTCCGCAGCCTGATAGTAACCGTGTAGGTTCCATCTTCCTTACCTGCCTCGTCCGTATTCGGTGCGTATGTAAATCCATCGGATTTCAGATCGGTGTACTTGCCGGATGTTTCGCCATTATGTGTAAATGTCACTTCTGCAATGTTATCTACTGTGAAAGCGTCCGTGATCGTTTTAATCCCGTCAAAATTTTTGGACTGGATCTGGATGTTTCCAAGGCTTGCACCATCGGCAATATCGTATTCTGTTTTGTTGGCTAAAATAATTTTATCCATGTTTTTTAATTCCTTTCATATATAAAAATGGTTTATAAGTTACGTTCGAATATTTGTTCGATATGTTTTCTTAAACGGCAGGATAATTTTGTCCATTTTTATTACCTTCCTTTCTTTAACCTAAGTGGATAACTAACGGCATATATCTAATATCAGATAATATCTGACTTGTACGTCCTGTGAATCTAATGGATAGATTCCATACTGATGCACTATTTGACAAATTGCATCGAATTAGTGAACCTTGTATATCAATATTCTCTCCATTAAGTGTATTTACATCAACAATAACAATGCTATTAGCAGGTAACGATAATGAGACCGTAAGATTAGTAGCCGTTCCTGCAGGATACTTTATGTTTTTGACCCTATAGCCGCCATTGTCTATATCCCATTCGGTTTGTACACTTATTACATCGGAACCATTGTTGACTATACAAAACGGGTTTCCAGTAAATATGTTTTCGATGCCAAATGATGGTATTTTCTTACTATTTAGACTGCCGTTTAAATC